AACGTATCAGAGTCACCAGGATTCGCCCCACCATTAAAAGACAAGAAATTATCTGAGAGAATTTGTTGCTTTTGTGATGGAGTTATTAGTCCAAATTGTGGAGTTAAACTCATTTTTTTTAATTTTTAATTATTTAAATTTCCTTGTTTTTACTTTTAACTTAGAAGAATCAATACCACTTATAGATTTAACTTTTAAACCACCAATAAATACATCGCCTGAAGCTGTTTTTCTAGGCTCATTTGATATATTTTTAGATTTAGCTATTATATCTTTAGTAGCATCTGCTTTACCTTGCTCATAAAAATGTTGAGCAATAGTATCTGCATTTTTAGCTGCATACAAAGCTTTATGGTAACCAGAATAGTCTGACACTTCTCCTTCTTTATTTAAGAACGTCTTAATAAAATTAGAAATATCTGATTGACTTTCAGCTACTTGTTTAGGATTTTTAACACTATATCTGAATTTTTTATCTCCGACATTGAAATCAAAACCTTTGAAATCATCGTTTAAAAATTCATTTGTTTTAGTTAAAAACTCTTTGTGTCTTTGTTGAGCAACTTCTTGATCCTTGTTATATCGATTAAAAAAGTCCATAGCTTTTTGCTGGTCTTGAGTAACGCCCGGTCTCAACTTGATCTCGTCGTAATATTTACTCTTAAGTCCATCTAAAAAGGTTTTGGCTTTTGCAACCTCTTCTTTAAACGCAATTTTCTTTTTGCGTACTTCTTTTGGCTCATCTAGTTCTTCATCATAAGAAAAATCTTCTAATAAAAGATTTACATCGTCGTAATCTAAATGAGGTTTTGTTTGTTTATAATATTCTCTGATTAAAATATTGTTATCTACATTTGAATAATCAGCGTTTAATCTTACGTAATCTTCAACGCTACCACCTGTTTCTTCCATAAACGAAACTAATTTTTCAACATTCTCTGGTAAAGGCTTTTGCTTTACAACTTCTTTAACTTCTTTTTTAGTTTCTTTTACTTCTTGCTTGGGTTCTTCATCTTCTTCAACCACTGTTAAAGGAGATTCTACTTCTTCGGTGGCCCGTATTTCTTCAACCACTCCTTCGCTGTCGCTACTGTCTTTGGGTTCTTCGACAACAACATCGCTATCATTTGTCTCTTGTGCTTGAACGGCATCGTCTTCTTTTTTAATTACTACTTTTTTAATATCATCTTCTGGTAATTCAACTAAAGGTTCTTTTAAATTAACTTTAGTAGGTTGATCAGAAGATTTACCTAATTGTTTTGGTTTTACTTTTTTATTTTTCAAAGTAAATTCACCTTCTTGTTTTACTGTTTCTTCAGCCATAATAAAATAATATAAAATTAATAAAAATTTTTTTAACGAGGTTCAAACTGTTCTAGTCCAAATCCTCCTAACGCATCAAAACCAGCTGACTCAAAATTCTTTGGCAGCTCATCATTCTGGCGTTGTGAAATCATTTGAGATTGTTGCGTGCCAATTATTCTAGCTCGCTCATCTTTACGATCTTCTATTTCTTTTTCTTTTTGTCTTTCAACTTTTGCTCTAGCTTCTGCAAGCTGTATGTTGTAATTAAACTCTTCAGCCATTAACTGTTTTTTAATTTCAGCTTCTGTTTGCATTCGCTGTATTTCAAATTGAGATTTACCTTGTTCAATTTGCAATTTACTTTCCGTTAATGCTTGTTGTTTTTGAACCTCTGCTAGCGCTGCTTTTTCAGAAGCATCCGCGTTAGCTGCAGCTTGTGCTTGTATGTTTTGTAACTGAGCTTGTTTATCAGCTTCTTGTTTTTGCTTACGTTTTATTTTAAGCATTTGATTAGCTAATTTAATATTAGATATTTCTCTAATATCTATAACATCTTCTAAATCAATACCACCTGATTGTAAAGCTATTTGTATGTTACGCTCAAGCATTTGTTTTTCTTCTTCTTCTGGTTCAAGCTCTAAGAATATTCCAAACTCATGCATGTTTAATTTTTCTATTTGTTCTAATGTGTTAACATTAAATAAACTTATAGAATTCATTAAAGCATTTTTAGTTAATGGGAAGTTTAAACTATCTGCTGCTCTTAAACTAATATTCTCTGAAGTTCTAACAGTTAAATACATTAATGATTGCAGGATATGTTTAGTAGCAGTATTAGAAGCTGCTGCCGCTAATTTCTGTAAACCAACTAAAGCATCTTTGTTTGGTTGACTACCGTCTCTAGCTTCATTTAATCCGGTCACATCACGTATCATTTGTAAATAATATTGATACGTTTGTATAAGCGCTTGTATTTTACTTATACCAGAAGATGTTTGTAATTCTTGTATTGGTACTTTACCTCTATTAGGATCACCATCTTGCGTTAAACTTCTACCTACAATACTACCAGTTTGGAAGTACATGTTTAAAGCTTCTTGAGGATTATAGTTAGTACCATTACCTAAGTCAACTTCAGCAAGTCCATCAACATCTACAAATACACCGTCTGGAACCATACGAGCTAATACTTGTTGTATCTTTAAATGAGTAAGCTGTATCATATCAGCAAAGCCAATACATTTACTTACAACACTTTCAATACGACCTTTGTACATTCTTGGTGCTGAAATATTATAATTCATTTGAACTTTGGTTTGATCACTAAAAGGTCTAGTCATGTTTTCACAAAGCTCCCATTTTAAAAGCTTATTATAGCCTAATACTTTAGCACCACTATATAATACTTCAATAGCTCTATGTACTTTATTAAAGTTTTCGTTGTCAGGTGGATTAAAGCTATCATCTTTTTCTATAGCTTTTTCTAATCCTTGATCTGTTTGTTTTATTTTAAATACTTGGTTCGTGTAAGTCTTGTATTCAAAATATAAAACTTGTATATTATTATAGTCATCATCTATGCCATAATAACCTCTAGTATAATTAGAATCACCTGGATATTTTTGTATTTCTTCTAGTTCACTATCAGTTAAATGTGGAAATTGTTTTTTAACTTCTTGTAAACTCATAGATTTAACCTCACCTACATAATATAAATCTTCAAAATTAGGATCTTCTGTATAAGAATAAACTAAATTAGTAGGATCAACATAATCAACTGTAATACCATTTGCTAAATTAAAATCTGTTTTAACAGCACCAATACCTAATATAACTAGATCTTGAGCAATACGTTTTTTTATTTCATCATATTTATTATAATCTAAAACATTTTGTATTAACTCTTCTTCAGCTATTTCAATAGCTTGCTTATAGTTTAGTTGCATGTGCAACTCTAATTCCTCTTTTGTTTGCGGTAATTGTTCTGCTGGTATTTCAGTTCTTTTTAAATCTATACCTAATCTTTCTTTAGCTTGCGCTATTAAATTACCCGCAAAAGCATCTTCAGCTATAGCACTAGCATGCTCAGTTCTTTGGCTTACAGCATAAGGATCTGAAGCAAAAGATTTTATTTGATAACCTTTATCTGTCATTCCGTTAACTACAATATCTACAAACTTAGATAATACAGCCACTGGTTTCCAGTCTAAATTAAGATATGATAAATCACCATTAATTGATAATTCATCTTTATATTTTTGTACTGACTGCTCACCTCTAGCATACAGTCTTAATTGATGAAAGTATTGCCAATTGTTTCCGAATCTACCTCCAACGCCTAATCCTCTGTCTCCTCGGAACCATTCATTTTCAATAGCTCTTCCAACGGCGTAACCATATTCATAGCTTTGTTTCTCTGCGTCAGATACTACCTGACTTGGGAAAGAACTATTAGTGTTAGTATAAATCATCTATTTTATTATTTTTGAAATATATCCATCGTTATTATATTTATTAAAAGATAATACGACAGGTTGCTTTTGCGTTTTGTGAACTGGTGTGTATTTATTTTTATTACACGCCATTATAGCTAGTCCAGAGCTAATACTGGCATCATGCTTAGTTCTATTATTAATATTAAATTGTGACCAATCTTCAAGTGTTCTTTGAAAATACATTTGACCATAACCATTTTCTAATAAACCAATGTGATTTTCTATATAAGTTTCAATTGCGGCGGCGTGAGCTTGTTTAATATCTTCACTTGAATTAGGTATACCACCTATTTCTTTTTCTGCAACTGATAATTTATTATAAACTTTATCAGGTCTATTTATAGAAAACTTTCTATATCCTCTTCTTTTTAAGTAATACAATAATCTAGGTTTATTATTTTCTGCAAGTATTGGCATACCATAAAAATGTAAAGCCATTAATACATCTTCAAAAAATATCTCAGCAGTTTGAGGTCTTGCTATATATTCTAAAAAAAACATATTAGCTGGAGCATTTTCCATACTAAACTTTGTTAATCCATGAAAAGCTCCTTTAGAACCTCTATTATCTACTGTTCCAGATATATCGTAAGAGTCGCAACCAAAAGCACCTATATGTTCGTTGCCTGGATATTTAACTCCATTTTTTATAATTACACGGTTCTGTAGCATTGTAGGCGGAACCCATGACACTAAAAATCTTCCATTATTATTTGGAACAAATCTAACAAACGTGTCTTTAACATCTCCTTCCCACTGGAAACTACCTCGTGTTATTAAAGATTTATTTTTAACATCTTCATTAAAATCTATTTGTTGATATATTTTAGTAAGATTAAATAAAGATTGTTTTGCTTCATCTCTAAACGCGTGTTTTTCAGTACGCGGAAACTGTCTATAAAATTCATTTAAACCGTCTTGATCATCTTTTAAACCATCAACTTCATTTTGCCAATAATCAATCACACCTATATTTATAACATCTCCCTGAGGTCCTTTTGTAATTTCTTTCGGTGTTTCGAATACAGGTATTCCATAAGAATCAATGTATCCTTCGTAATTCCATTCCATAGGTATGAACAAACTATATAATCCCGAACGAGTCTGTCCGTTGGCGTTTCTTTGTGTGACATCTGAATCGTAATATAATTTTTTAAAGTTATCTCCTCCTTTGTCAAGAGCATTGCTCGTTGACCCCATCATGCATTTACCAACTATTCTACTACCTAATCTTAACGTGGTCTTCGTAACCCTCCAGTTGTTGAGGATGTTGTTCGGCCTTTCCCACTTGCCCGATTCATCATGAACGAGGAGCTTGAGTTTCTCACCGTCGTAGGAATTATCACCGGTGTTCTTCCAATCGATCGTTGTGTCAAGTCCTTGTAAATCCGGAGCGGTTTCGTTGGCAATGAGTTTCCGCCTTGTGAGCTTACTTGCTGGGACACGGTAGGCAAGCTCGGTCTTTGGACGGTCCATACCGTCCTGGATCGGTTTGAAAAAGAAGGGGTAATTAACCGATATGGGTACCACCTTATCTGTGAACATCGTCTTTGCATCAGGACCGGACTTGGATAATATACCATACCTACTGTCACTTGATATGGTTGCCAAGTTAACCACCTCTCCTGATGCCATGAAAGAAAACCCAGAACGCCTGTTCTTAAGGTAACACATGCCATAGGATCGTGGATCTGCCTTACAAGCTTCCCAGAAAATAAAGAATAATCTATTTGATTCTCTAAAGTTTGGTGCCCCAACGTCAATTTTACTCCACTGCAAGTACATATAATGAGAGCCAGTAATGTAAGTAGGATTGTCTTTGTTATAAAACCAAAAACCTTCTTCCCTACGGGTGAACTCATTATCGATGTAATCATACCAACTTTCTTTAAAATTATTAGGATATTGCTCCCAATCAAATACTGTTTTTATTTTTTGCAATTGTTTAGGATATTCAAATCTACTCCATTTTTTATCCTCAAACTTATGTATATTTTTTTGTTTAGGTAAAGCTATTTTAAGATTTTGTATTTCATATATCTCACCTATCTCACCTGTTTTACTTATTACAACTACATCGTGTTCTACATCATAACCATACTCCCACTTCTTGTATCTATTATTTTTTTTTATTATAGAAGGTTTGATGTGATCTTTTAATATTTTTACTAAACTTTGCTCGTACATTATTTAGATCTTCCTTCAGCAAAACCTTTAAAACTTTTTTCTTTAGTTTTTTTATCAGCAGACTCAATCATAGATCTTTCTTCTTCTATTCTATTGAGTATTTCAAATGCATCAAATATAGCTAGCTTTTTTGTAGCAGCGGCGTTCTTTAATCTATCAGCAGATACATCATCTTCAGTATTAGTAATGATTTGTTCTTCTGCAACTTTAATTAATTCTTTAACCGCTTTTTGCCCAGCTTGGATTATATTGAGTTTCGCTTGTTTTGTATTCATATTTAATTACAATGTCTTTGGTTCTCATACAATACAGTAATTCATCGTTTACTATGAACTCAAACTCACTATTAGGTGTAAAACCTATTAAATCACCTACACTAATTTTATTTGATTCTAATGAATTATTTCCGTATTTTAATATACCAATATGCTTTTTTTCTTTCTGTAAATCTAGATCATCTTCATTTATTATAGGAGCGACAAAGCATCTATCATTTATAGGAATCCAATCGCCTTCTTTACTATACATATATATTTGATCTATTTGACAAAAATACTGATTATCTTTAAAGTATTTACTACTGTTTACTTCTTTACCCTGCTGATTATAATATCTTCTAAATATGTTATGATGAACTAAAACTTTATCACCTTTATTTATAGGAGTAGTATATGCTAATGGTGTAGCGA